GAATTGATGGATAAAGCTTTAGATATGTATTTAGATGAGTTACCCGCTGGTAAAGCGGAACCTTTGACTGATTATGAAGCTTGGGCAGGAAATCCACAAAATGTTCTTATTAGAGGACAAGATGTGGATAAATCTATAGGACCAACTTTAAAGTCAAAGGGTTTTACTAAGAAGGACATTTATAAACCAACTTCAACTCCAGGTAGATACGTTATACATGAGGAAGCTCTTAAGATGTACAGGAGTGCATTAGAGGAAGCTTATGGTAACGAACCATTAAATCCAGTTATGATTGAAGCAACAGTTAAAGATGAAATTATACCTAAGGCAAAGGCCGATAAAGGTAAGAGTAGGTTGTTCTATGTGGCAGATGTTGCAGACAACAAAGCTTTGAGAAAGCTGTTACTACCTTTACTGACTTATTTAATGGCTAGACCTAGAGAATCAAGTTGTGTAGTAACTCTAAATGCTTGTAGTCCCCAGTGGGAAGAGATTGTTAGACAAGTTTTATTTTTGAATAAAGATGATGATCCTAATTGGACTGAAAAGATTCGTTTAGATAAATTGAACGATGAATACAAATTTCTTCTAGATGACGGCGATCAAACTAGTTATGATCTTAGACATGGAGTTATGTTGGATGTTTATATACAATTTATGTCTAGACTGGCTAAGAAGTTAGGTTATTCTGACACAGACGCTAGAGCCTTAAGAAGATTATTACTTAGACGAAATAGATATATAGTAAAGATCGAAGGTAATTACTACCTAGTTTCTCACGGATTGTGTTCAGGTCAACCTGATACATCAATTTGTAATTGTGTCATACTAAAGTTAGTCTGTTATTACAGTTATCTTAGATGGGCAAAACAAAGAAGTTTAGTGGTACATCCTAGATCTGTAATTAGAGTGGCTTGTACAGGCGATGACTTGTTACACAAGAATTTAGACAGGAGATACTCAGGAAAGGATTTACAAGATGGTTTCAGTTCATTAGGTTATATTATGACCGATGGGTCTAAGAATAAGGAAATGACTGAACGTACTATTTTTGAAGTTCCTTACTTGAAGAGAACTACAACTATTATTAAGCCTGATGGTTCAATTGGAACATCAGATGATTTTAGTAAAGGGTTAGCCTCTGGAAGAGGAGCTCTAAAATTAGATTCTATCTTTAAACCGTTGTGTTATCAGTTAGGCAACTCAGAACCAAATAGATTATATAATGTAGCTATTTGTGCTTCCAGAGAAATGTTTTTACATGGGAGAGTTATGTATGAAAAATACTTATCTCTTTTCGAAGGAATTGCTAATTGCAAATTACATAGTTATGATGAGTTAGATGAATTATATGTAAAAGGATTATTTGACACTTGGACTCCTCTTTCGAGTACCAAGGGTAAAATTCCTTTAAACAATATAGGAGGTGAAATAATACTCCAATCCCATACCTCTCGGGTTTATAGAGAGGAACATCAATATTTTGAACACTTAACTAATTACAACATAGAAAAGAAGCGAATAATTGATGAACAATTTAATAAGTGGGTTGTACCACTAGGGAAATATAATGAAGGTGAAAATTATCCCGAATCACAAACCTTTACTAACAATTATAATAATAAAGTAGATTTGACAACTACTCATGAAACGTCTACAAATGCAACTAGCGTAGGGCTGAACTCAATTGATGTTACAGCTCCAGGTATAGTTGACAATAGTAATATCACTAATATAACTACTATGGAGGAAGAATCTATCAGCTTAGTTAGTCCTTTGACAGCCATCCCTCGTGATAGCGTTGAAGGAGCTGACTTAAGTAAAATATTTTCTCGACCTCATATGATTATTACCCATAATTTACAAAATGATTTTTCAGGAGTTTATTTGTGGGAAGAGTATATTACGGCTCCAGCTTTGACTAACATAGTTGGTGGATACTCTCTTTATAGAGGGAGTCCAACAGTTACCATTAGTTATACAGGAGGAGCTCAGTACTTAGGGAAGTACAGATTTTACTTTTATCCAGCACAGTTCGTAGGAGAGCAGAATGATAGGTATTCTACACTGAGACGAGCTGATACTTGGACAAGTCCTTTTTATACTACCACAAGTCAACTTCCTCATATAGATATAGATATATCAGAGATTGGCACTAAGACAATTACTTTACCTTTTCCATGTTCTACAACATTTAGGGAAATGGGTGAATTTGATTGGGTTATGAGAGGTCATGTTATAAATACACCTAGAATGGCAAGTGGAGCTACTATGATTCCAGTCATGGCTAATATTTTTCTTAGTTATGATGTAGAACTACACGTAATCACCCCTCAAGGTGCTTCGGAGATTCCTACAGGACCATTGTCTTTGGCTGTATCTTACACTTCTATGTTAGCGTCCAAGGCTAAAGGTTATCTTTCCGTTTATCAGAAGATAGCTCAAAGTGCCTCCGGCATGTTATCGAAATTAGGATGGGCTAGACCTTCCACTGAACCTCAGGACGCTATGGTAATGAGGACTAGTTCTTCATTAGTGGCTTCAGGGGCTCCTAGTTTTAGCTACAGCTTAGGTTTGGATGTCGCTACCAGCAAGAATATAAATATATCTTATCCTTTGGAAACAAAAGGTGAGACCACAATAGATTTTTATACTGGTTCATCTGATCTTTTGCTAACTAATTGGGTTTCAGGTGTAGTTTTGAACTCAGATCCCTCAGCACTAAATTACAATATATCAGAACCAACTATTAGTAAATACTATCCAACTAGACTATCCCATATAACATCAGTTTTCGATAGATGGACAGGCTCTCTGGATTATTGTTTAGAAGTGATTAGTTCCCCTTTGATTAGATGGAGAATGGGAATTGTTATTGTTCCACCTTATGCAGCTATTCCATTTACATTTCCAACTGATGGAGAGTATCTAACTTATGTAGTTGAGTGTGTAGGATCAACTTGTTTTGATTTTACAGTACCATATTTATATGAGAACAATTTTAGAGAGGTTAATGCTATACAGACTGAAATGGCTTCTGATAGATTGTTTCCAACATTATGGAACTCTATTCTTCCATCATCCCTATCTACAACTAGAATTCTATACTTTAGTCTAATGATTCCTACAGGTCCAGCTGAAACAGCAGTTTACCCTGCTGTCAATTTGTGGATTAAAGGAGGTTCTTCATATGAATTAGGTATTCCTAGATTGAGAATTAGAGATTGTTCCCCTTATGCAGTAACTTATCAAAGTTCTAAGTCTAGCATTCTAGCTTTTGGTGAGAATGTCGAAGATGTTAAGACTTTGTGTAAGAGACCAACTATTAGAACTGCAATCCCAGCTAGTGTAACATCAGATCATTTTTGTTGGCCATTACATAATAATGGATTTCATACTATGGACATCGGACCTTATTCAGCTCCCTTGTATCACACATTTGAATCCTATCTTTCTCCCCCTTATATAGGAATGAATGGCGGACATGAAGTGAAATTATATTCATATCAGAACGACACCAGTTGGATGCTCTCAACTTCATATACCAATCCCTTGGCATACACTGGAAATTTATTAACATCTGGAAGTGGCTCACGAGGAGCCATGGTGTTTGATTCTAGAAATGCTAGTATGGCTGAAGTTTCTGTCCCTGACAGAAATGACTTCTCATACCGAGTAACATTGATGAATGATCTTCCAGATTGGACATTATATCAAGTAGAGTGTTTAATTGCTGAGAATTATAAGGGAGCACAGGGAGTGGGAAGCACCTTAGTCATAACATCTTCTAAAGATGATTTGACTTTGGGAGGCTTCTTGTGCATCCCGCCTTTGGAACAGGCGAACCCGTAGTGGGGATAATCACTACAACAGCCCGG